GAGCAAAATGAATTCAGCCCTGAACGCAAATCTCATTCATGAAGCTCACGATAAAAAGAAAGCTGTTACTTTTAGTGATCACAAAGAATGGACAGATGCGGCAACTACTCGTGAGATGAACATTAAACCAGGCAAGGGTGGATTTGAGGGTGCGTATTGCGGCACCTCGGGTAAACTGATGGGCATGTGGAAAAACAACAAGGGTTGGATTGCCCCCGTCGTAAAAGAAAGTGTACGCAGTATCGATGAAACCACCAAAGTAAATTCAATAACCCACAAAGAAGGAATTTTAGATCGCTATAGAATTAATGTTGGTGGTGTGGATTCACATCAACTCAACCAAATTATCGATAAAAGCAACCACGAGGATTCGTGGGCAATTAAGGGTAAGGGTAATAGATACGCTGAAGAAGATGGTAGTGAATCTGTTGGATTTAAAGAAGCTAGGTATAGGTCAATCGCATCTCGTGTGTTGAACGATTACTTCAAACGTCAGAAATCCGCTCCCCAATCTAAAAATGAAGGTACTGATACCTCAGCATATCCCCCAATTGGTGATGATAAAGGCGTCGTAATCAAGGCTGGTGATGATATCGTCTGGAGCGAACGAGGATACAAACAAACAGGAACCGTCATCGCTGATCCAAAGTATACTGGTGGGCTGAAAGTTGGTGGGCGATCGTTAAAAAACATTTACGATAGCTCCAAAACACTTAAAGTTGTGTGATCGATATGAATATATCCCACCCACTAGAGAATGTGTTTGACTTGGACTCGGGCACAACTCTTGCCACGCAACCCTCAGTACAACTTCCAGTTGTTCCAGTAGCTCCAGCTGCTAACTACGATGAGAAGGATAAGTCTATTGAGGAGCAGTTGCAAGAGGTGCAACACCAAGCAATGGAGTTAGCAGTAGCAATGAAGCTCAACATTGAGTATGCTGAGCCGCGCTCGCAAGCTCGACTGGGTGAGGTGTCTATCCAAGCACTCAATACAGCTCTCGATGCAATTAAGCAAAAGGCTGACATCAAGAAGCACAAGGACAAGATGGGTACTACTGGTGGGCTAGATTCCTTCAGTAATACTGTAAACAATACAATGATTGTTGATAGAGCAGCGCTCCTTGATAGATTGCTGGCTAATCAATAATATAGGATATGTTATGAAATTTTCTGAATATATGATACAAGAAGGTGTTTTTGATTTTCTGAGAAAATCAAAACAACCAACAAACGTTCCACTAACATCAGTAGATATTGCTCTGATACAAACGGCGATTCCTGGTCATCACATTAGCACAGATTGTGGTGATTTGTTGGACAGACCAGTACTCAATGTATACATCCATAGATCGCGGAAGAACAAACTAATCAATGGTTTACCTGCTGATTTAGCATTTCGAAAAGATTCGGCAGGAATATATCACGTTGGAATTAGTTACTATCCAAACGGGCACACAATTCCACTAACCCACGATGATAAAGCTTTCACCTCAGCCAAACAATTGCAGGATTTGTTGGGGTTGTGATGATTAGCACCCCAATCGCCACTTTTCCTGCCAACACTATAAATAATACTAAATATAGTCGTTAACCATATACAAAGGATAAATTATGTCTGTAGAAGTACTAAAGAGTTTGTTTGAAAGCGAACTTCTCACTGACGATACTAAGGTATCAATTAAAGAAGCATTTGAGCAAGTAATTACTGAAGCTAAAGAAACTGCTTACGTGGAAGTAACACAAGAGTTAACAGAAAAGTTTGCTAAAGAATATGTTGCTGATCGCGATACGCTAATCGAATCAGTGGACCAATTAGTAACTGCCGCATTGACTAAGCACATCACTGAACACAAAGCGGATCTGGAATCCTTCCGTGATTTGGAAGCAGAATCAGCAACACGCTTGGTTGAAGCAAAGGAAGAACTTGCTGTCACTGTGAAGGAAGACTTCAAAGCATTGATTGAAAAATTGGATTCATTCCTTGATATTGCGATCACAGAAGAGTTTGAAGAGATCAAGGCTGATTTGGTTGAATCTCAACGCAACGCACTCGGTGCTAAGTTGTTCGAAGGTTTCCGCTCTGAATTTGAACAATTCTATGTCCAACAGACTGGCATCGCCGGCCAATTGGAAAAACTAACATCTGCACTCCAAGAGTCACAAGCAGAAAATGCAGCACTGAAGAAGTCTCTGAATGAGTCTCAGCGTGCAGCAAAAATGTCAACAATTTTATCATCACTTGGCGGAAAGCCAAAACAAGTGATGGAAACTATTCTCGCAACTGTCGCTACAGACAAATTGCAGGAAACATACGATCGATACATCGACCGTGTAATCACAGAGGGCGCAGCATCTGCTCGTTCACTGGTGGGAAGCGAAGAAACAGAAAAGGAAACTCAAGTACTGTCTGAATCTAAGGTAGATCCCCGTAAGCTGGAACTGAAATCTGGTGATACTCAACGCAGTACCAAGCGTATTGTTAATGAGTCTATCTCAGGTCTATCAGACGAAGAAAAACGTCGCTTGCTCGCAAGCGCGGGTCTAATTTAATATTCAGAAAGGAAAATTGACCATGAATTTACTAGAAAACTGGAGCGAAGCCAAGTCCACCCTCCTGACCGGTTTGACCGGCGATACACGCTCAGCAGTTGCGCAACTGTTGGAAAACCAAAAACAAAGCATGACTGAGTCTGCTTCGGGCGGTTCTACACAAGCATCTGACATTGCTGGCTTCCGCAACATCCTGTTGCCAATGGTTCGCCGTGTGATCCCAGGTACAATTGCAACCCAATTGGTTGGTGTTCAAGCGATGAAGGCCCCTGTGTCTGTTGTGTATAGCATGCGCTACAAGTACAACGAAACAGTCGGCGCTCCAAGCACTGTTAATGCAGGCGATGAAATGTTCGGCAATGCTGAGCCAATCCGCCGCTACTACTCTGGTGATACTGACGCATCTTCTGTTGCACCAGGTGCATCAGGCTTTGGCGCCGTAAATGAGGCAAACATCAGCGGTGCTCCTACAGGTAGCGCATTCGGTGCAAACACTGGCTTCTCAAGCTTGGATGGTTGTACTACAGGTGGTTCTGGTGGTCGTATCGAAGGTTCTGGTGGCCGTAAGGTTTCATTGGAAGTCGTGTCTCAAGCCATCGAAGCAAAATCACGCCGCTTGCAAACGAGCTGGACTATCGAAGCAATGCAAGATATGAACAGCCAACACGGTATGAACATCGAGACTGAGATGACTGCTGGTATGTCTGCAGAAATTATCTCTGAAATCGACAATGAAGTGATTAGTGATCTGTTGGCACTTGCTGGCACAACCGCAACATGGAACGGCGCACTTGCTGCTTCTCCATACACACCAACATTTGCCGGCGATCGCTTTGCAGCTCTTGGTACAATCATCAACGCAGTTGCAAACGAGATTGGTCGTAAGACACGTCGCGGTACTGGTAACTTTATCGTTGTGTCACCAATGATTTTGTCAGTGTTGCAAAGCGCTTCTAAGTCGGTGTTCGCACCTGCTGTTGAAGGTTCATTCAAGGGCCCTAACAACACTATGTTGGCAGGTACATTGAATGGTTCTATCAAAGTATACACATACTTGTGGAACCAAGCATCTTCTACAACTTTCGGTGGATCTGGTGATGATGAGATCTTGGTCGGTTTCAAAGGTGGCGAGGGTCAACAAGACGCTGGTTACTTCTACTGCCCATACATTCCATTGATGAGCACTGGTGTGGTTATGAACCCTGTTACATACCAACCATCTATGTCTTTGCTGACACGTTACGCAAAAGCAACGTTCACCAGCACAGCAACATCTCTTGGTAATTCAAGCGACTACTACGGCAAGATTGTAGTGAATGGTTTGAACTTCGCATAATCCATAATGCACCAAAAAGCCCGCATTGAATGCGGGCTTTTTTTTACCATGAGGAAAGTCTGTAGATTAGTAGGACATTGAGATCGTAGTGACCACCATCATAAATATACCATAATCTCACATACAAACCCACAAAGCTGCCATCCAACTTATCATGCAACCTACGCCCCCAACCCCATACGCTACATCTCTGTTAGAGAAGAACCAGATTCAACTGTTAGAGCCATTTAAGGGAGCCAAAGCACACCATCAAATGAAATGTGTCGTGTGCAATCACGTGTGGTCTGCGACACCGCTATCCAAGAGACAGGCATTTAAGAAGAATGGAGTCTCGGGGTGCCCTAACTGCCACAACCAACGGAGACTAGCCGCAGTCCACAGTGTGCAAACACCAATATTGGATATGTGGGCAAGGGAAGGGTTAGAAGTGCTTAGTCCTTTCACAGGTCTTAGGCAAACAACCCACAAGTTGTGGTTCTATAACAACAAGTGTGGCCATAAGTTTGAAACTTACCCAGGAAATTTGATAAACCTGAACTCAGTATGCATTGTCTGTGGTATACACGACCGCACTTCGGGTGTGACAGCGTGGTCGAAAACTAATTCAACCAAGTGGAGAGAGACAGCACCCGCATGGCGATCGTACAAAGCAATGGTATCTGCACTGACCGAAGAGACGTACCGAAATTTCAAACACATCATAAACCCCAACAACCTGCCACGTGGCAGGGCGGGCGTCCAGGGTGCATATCACTTAGACCACTTTGTCCCCACGAGATACTGCTTCGACAATAACATCCCCCCAGAAGTGTGTGCTGATGCGTCGAATTTGCAGATGTTGGGGTGGAGAGAAAATGTAGGATCTCGCCACAATATTAAAGGTGTGATTCCCCCACTATTTTTCAAATATATTTCAGCAAATTCGAAAATTGAATACTTCGCTGATGTCCTACAGGGCATTTTCCCGACAGGACAAAAGTTTATCAGGGTGGGAGAAGTTGTAGTGACATTTTTTGACCCCTTATCAAACCGCGCGTTGGTTGTACTATCAATTCAAGACAAAAGATCTAATCGGCGCAATGCATTAGTAACTTCAAGAGCACTAGCAGACGCAGGTGTTAAGTATACGATACTATTTGAGGATGAATTTAACAACATCAATCTACTATCTGCAAAGTTAAAGCACTACACTCAATTAGGAACTCCCAACAGGATTCATGCTAGACAGTGTACGATTCGAGAGTGTCCTCCTGCTGAGAAAAAGCAATTGTTAGATAGTAACCACATACAGGGGAATGATACGTGTTCAATATCACTGGGAGCATACTTTGAAACTACGTTGGTTGCGGTAATGACATTCTCCGCTCCGCGGGTCGCTCTTGGGCAAAAGAATAAATCACTATCCGACAAGCAAGGTGTGTGGGAATTAAGTAGATTCTGTACTGATGTTAAGTACCGTATCCCTGGAATTGCATCCAAGTTACTGACCCACTTCAAGCGAACCCAACCGGATTGGCGGCGGATATACAGCTTTGCTGATAAGAGGTGGAGTGTGGGTAACATGTATACCATACTTGGATTCAAACTAACAGTAGACAATCCACCATCTTATTTCTACGTAGTTGACGGTGTTCGTAAGCACAGGTGGAACTATCGTAAGGACAATCTCAAAAAGATCCTTCCTCAGTTCGACCCCAAACTAACGGAGTATGCTAATATGGAATTGCATGGGTTCTGGAGAGTCTGGGATTGTGGGACATTAAAATTTGAAGTGAACCGAGCTGACCTAAGCTGTGACTCACCTGTGTAGCAACCAGAGCAATAAACCGCATAGAATAATTTATCAGACAATTCTGACAACAAGGAGATTTTATGAATTTACAACCACTCCACGATTTCGTGGTGATTAAAAAACAGGCACAGGTAACTGAGACAGCATCGGGTATTGTGTTGGTATCCAAAGCTGAGAGTGATACAGAAGTCGGGACAGTAGTGGCTGTCGGCCCAGGTACCTTCATTGGCGATAGATTTGATCCAATGGTATTATCAGTCGGGAATAGAGTGATGTTCAACCGCAAAAGTGGTCAGGAAATCGAGCACGAAAAAACAAAATATCTATTCTTGAAGCAACGTGATATTATGGGTGTTGTGCAACCACCTGTATCACGTGACGCAGGTCAACCTTAAAGAGCTGCTCGAAGTCGGTCCCACATACTGGGCGAAATCATAACACACTTACCAGATACCCAGACTTCACGATCTTGTGTCATGAGTGCTCTTGGTAGTGTGGCTGTAGTGTACTTTTTTAATTGAAGTGATTCGGGTGAGTATAGGTTCCCAACCCACCACTTAACATCCGATGTGGTCTGGAGTTGAGTGTGGAGCTGCTGGTTCAAAAAGCTCAAATCACTGTCTGATAACTTGTCGAGATCTGAGTACTCCTCACAACCCACCTTCTTGAACACTGAATTCAAATCATCAACCATGTAATTCCGGGTAAAGCTACGTACAGGTGTAGCCCATAAGTCGTGGTATGGACATACCCCAATCTGAACTCCATTGAAGGGGATTAGAATCCACACATCTCGGAAGTTGCCAAAGGCACTTGCTGTACCTCGATTGGTAGATCCAATAAAGCTTCTAGAACGCTTTGGCCAACCAGCCCAACTAGGGATTGCATCAAATACAGATGTATAGAAGTTTGTGGTGTTTTTAGATTTTCTTACAGTTTCACTGGGGTCCACGTATAAAAAGCCTGCTTCTGACGTCAACTGCTTATCCCCTCTGTAGATTGGGGTGTTACTTGTCAACATCCACAGCGCATCGGAACAGTGTGCTCTTAACATTTCTACAGCACTAGTATCATCTTGAGTAGTATACTTGGGTGCTGTCTCGAATAAAATTTTTGTGAAAAGATTCATGTGTAGCTGGCAGGGCCCGATTGGCGATCAGCTATTTATCCAACAATATAATCTATGTCAGTGGGATTCACGCAATCATCGGGAATTCGTCAGCTTTCTATTGTTGTATGTTGGTATGTCGAATTCCTGTTCAATTACCTTTCTCAAGTAGGTCCTGCTGGCAGGTAAATCAATAGACTCTGCTATTTGTTTCCATCTGAACTCAGGATTTGCTGTAACCACTGCTCTAATCTTATCCAAGTATTGGTCGTCGGATATCCCAGTCCACCTTCCATTCTTTTCTTTCGGTCGAGAGGCTTTTGATGGATCTTTGACCTTGCGCCCTGTGTTTACGTGGACCAGCTCACCAGTAACTAATCGCTCATCTGTCTTTAGTACTTGGAAACTGTTGCCGTCCTTATCCTTGACATTTATCCTACCTTTAGCCAAGTGACAAAAGCCCGAAGGCAATTCGTCGCACCGGTTGTGTTGTCTGATCTCACCAGTTTCAATATTTCTAATGGACACAGTACTTTTCCACATAGGTTGTAGCTCCCCTGATGTTATCCTAATATCATCGACTGGAACTTGGTAGTAACTTCCCGTAGAATCCCTAACTACTGCTCTCCCTATGCTAGATACATTGGGTCGCCCTCTCCTTTTACTCGGCCCGTACTTTGCTCCTCTATTAAATGGAATATAACTACCAGCTACATACAGAGGGTGATCTATGGGCACAGGTCCGATGTAAATTCCAGTCACTGCACACCTGACGTTTACCGTAGTGTTGATGTATACTCCAGAACCAGATTGCTTATTCAACCAATTGAGTCTACCAGCGGCTCTTAGTCGCTTCAGTACTCTCGATTCCCACTCTCTGCACTTGTTACCATCACTGAAAACTTTTCGGATTTTGACCACATCTGGCTCGCCGTATTTCAATCGACAATCCTTCACTACTTTAGATGATGTGAAGTATGTAACCCATAGATTATCTGGATTTGCATTTTTTCCGTATTGGCATCCGTAGTACCATCGATCTAATGTTGACCAACCAATCAAATAGGTGTATGATGTGCGCATGTTGTCCCTTAGTGTTGCAATTTTTTATTTATCTTGCAGAGTATCGAGAAATCAAAATGACCCGAGTTAACTTAATAGATCCGACGCTACTAATGGATTGCCATTTATTTTCGGAATTCAGGGAATTGAAGATGGTACCCAAATCCCTAATCAGAAGTCTCCGAGCGTTTGGAGTAGAGCGAGTGTTGGAACGCATGCCTCCCCGGTTCACATTAAACACTGGCCACGTTTCGTGGTTTTATAACAAGGGGCTTTACTTAGCTAACAGGTATGAGAGAATTAAGCGTGAGCTGGATGTTAGGGGCGTCAATTACAACAAAGAGTCACAGTTCGACAGCGATACATTCATTAATGCTGGACTGTACCTAGACTGGACACCAGATCAGCGGGATATCGATATTGTTACCGAACGAATAGATTCTCGAATCTCAGAAAAGCCCCATTGGTATCGCTACCGTGGGGTCAATCTTTGTTGAGTTCTTCATAGTACTCTGGCAAAACAGGGTGTTGCTCACCTGTATCTTCAATCGGTCCCCAGAATTGGATTGGACAGTATGAGTGTTTGAGTCGAACTTTTGCTGGCATAAAGCAACCACACTGGTTGCACATATTCATCGCACTCATGTTGATACAACGCTTGCATGTGTCGAAGCGCTGATCTGCTTGTTGTTGTGTAGCAATGTAACTACTCACCCACTTCATCACAGTACTTCCAAGGTAATAGGATAGTTGCGAAAATACAACATAGAATTTCTTAGTGAGAATTCACTGTTTGGGAGCTCGGATTGGATAATGGATAACTCAGGCTGCGTCATAACAATTTCAGCAGGTTGGGTGTGATAGTTTGTGTAAAACACATCAAAAGCCCTCAGTATCCCATTAGCTGCATTACCCGCTTCTATTGGATAGTTTGTGGATCTTAACTTCACTCCCCCTCCCTTATTGCCGCAGCACGCAGCCTTGGTTGCAAAAATAAATTTCATGTAATAATTATGTATTGTGTTGTGAGGTATTTACCAGGATAGAGC